CGCTAAGAGAGTCGACCGTTAAAAGCGTTCCATCTCTATCGAATGTCGTCGCTGTTCCGTTAACAAACACTTGGAAAACAGAGAAGGCCTGAGACATATTGTAGGTGTACTGATCGCCACCAATAGATGTCGCGCTTGTCAGGATCAATTTAGGTGTCAATTCTATTAAAAAGAATTTATCAAGCGTAGGCTCTACGGCTTCGGTAGCAAAGCTCATTGCTGTGCACCCCAAACAATCCTAGCGCCACCCGTGTTAGACGCTCCGACAGGTGTATACCAGTCACACCACACGCCTAAGTATGTGTTCATTTCGTTAGGGATTGCAGCCCGGGTGTATCCTGTAAGTTCCAGGCGTGCATGATATGTCTCAGTAGCTTTTAAAGTGTAAGGGCTAAAGTCAAACGTAAGATCCCAAAGAGCAGCCCCTGATGTCTGGCCAGTGGTCGTAGAGTCTAGGGTTACTTGCGCCGAGGCTAGTTCAGTGCCAGAAACACTAGCAGCAAGGACTAGCTTTACGTTGTAGGAAAAGCTAGTGGTGCATACGTTGATGACTCTTAGATACGCCAACCGCACGTCACCATCTGCTGGTATTTCGTAACTGCCAAGTGCAAGCGGGCCGGTGTTTGCTATTAGAAAATATCCGGTGTCAGGGATTTGCTGAATACTCATAGGACCTCCCTGAAATCAAAGCTTACGTTGTAGTAGTCTCTAAGAACGTGGGTTAAAGATACGTCACTGTTTTGGTAAACATAGTGGGCCATATCTTTAAGTGCAGTTGACACGTTTAGGCCTGGGTCTAGGACTAAAAAGAATGGCTTACTCACGCCTAGATCATAGATCAACTGTTCCATGTCTGTGCGGTCTTGACCCGCTAAATAGAGCATTCCGGTGTTTGTTAGGCTGAGTACCTTTGCACGCCTTGAGACGTACAATTGTCCGCCTTCAGAGTAGAGCCTGATGCTTGTATCAGCTCTGTTTCTAGCAAAACCTGTCGAGATGTTTGTGTTTGTCGTCTTTACACCTGTACCAATATAGGCAGCAGAGATTGCGATTGAGTTATTTTTCTTGTCGTCTATGAACAGACGCCAAAACCTACATGGCTGGAGGTCTTCGGGCACACAGAATGCTCCTAGGTCTGATACCTCTAAAGTCACCTCGACAGGTGGCGATGACCATAGGTCAAGGTTGTTTCCCTGTAGCTTAACTGTAGCCGTCGGTGCGCTAAACACCTCGTTTGCATTGCCTACTAGAGCACCAAAGTCAGGTCGCTGAGGGATTAGCATATCCACTTTGAGCCATTCGCCGGTGCTATAGCGGCGCTCGTCAGCCGTAAAGGCTGTGCCTGCCGCGTCCGTAGTGCCAAGAAATCCTAGCGTAGACCACACAGAATTTGTGGTAGTCGCTAGGTTTAATGTCCCAGCCCCGCCAAGCGTTATGACAAATCGGCCTAGGCTGTTACGGCTTAGGGTTTGACTTGTTACCGTATTGAAGTGCGTGATCAAGGTGGCGCTTGTGTACGTCCCAGCTGTGAGCGTAAACGTGGAGCCATTAATATAAACTTTGTTGTTCGTGCTCGAAATCTCGAAGATGCCAGACGGCTTCCATTGCAATGATCGAATCCCTGAACTGAGATTTGACGCAGGGTAATCCGACAAAGCACTGGACGCCGTGAAAGTTCCCACGTCCAACCAATTATTGTAACAAAAGAGCGCATTCCGTTGTGCCATCTTTAACCTGCTAGCCGTGCGTTTTGTCTGTTGAGTTGTAGAATGATATCAGCAAACGCCGATTGATTCACCTTTGCTTCTGTTCTAACTACGATTGGAGCCATCACTTGAGCATAGATTGCAGATAACATGGCTTGTTCAGCCGCTTTTTCTTCTGGGTTTATGTATTCATCAAGACGCTTAGTAAGGTCAACCGGCGCCACCAACTCACCGGGAGTAAGCATCGCCGGAACGGTGTCTGTTCCACGTGAAACAAAGCCTCCGTTTGCATAGTACCTAGGAACAATGCCGCCTTTGGAAAACCCGATACTTTGACCGAACTCTGCAACTAGACCGTCACCGCCGCCACCGCCGAAAGCACCCCCGGGATTTTTCACTGCGTCAATAAGGTCTATGATAGGTTGCGCTAATTGCATCAGCGCGTCTTTGACAAAAGTCAGCGCATTAGTCAAAGGCTCGAGTGCGGATTTAAAACCGTTGCCAAAGCTTCCCAGAGCATTCTGCAACCTTCCGAGCGCGTCTTGTACGGGCCTAAATAGTCCGCCGATAACTTTGAAAATACCTTGAGCGATAGCAATTGGGAGATTCACAGTTAAAACCCTGAAAGCAATTGCTAGGGCTTCGATCAGGCCTACCCAAAACTCCGGCTTGCTAAATGCTTCTGCCAAAGCTTCGATAAGCACGGGAAGATTTTCAACGATTGCTTTGATTATTTCAGGAATAGATTCTACAAATCCTTTTACTAGGTCTCTAATCTGATCTTTTGTAGCTGTAGCTAAGAACGAGGCAAGGCTAGCAACCGCGCCACCAATACCAGGCAATATTAAATCAGCAAGGTTTCCAGCAATACCGGCTACAAGGTCGACACTTCCAGCTTTACCGCGTGTTGCTTGGTTCAGTAATCCAACTCCAGCCCCCGCAGCAGTGGAACTATTTACACCAGTGTTGATTAGGTTTGCAGGGTTTTGTGAAGCAGCTTGAACGTCTGCTTTGAGTTTTGCGGCAGCTTCTTCCGCATCTTTTTGCGCCTTGTCAGCGTTTTGCTGAATTTCTTCTCTGATTGCTTTATCGGTGGCAAGTTGCTCTTTATAAATGTCGTCTTCAATCTTCTGTCTTTTAGATTGGATGGCACCAATTTTATCTGCGGCATCTCGTTCTATTAAGACCCTAGCTTTTACAGCGTCTTTTTCAGATATTGAGCGCTTGTTTAATGCGTCCTCTATTATCTTCAATCTCTCGTTTTCTGTTTTTCTTACTATACCAATTTCATCTAGGCCTACATTTTCAAGCGTCTTTAGCAAACCTTCAAAAGCTGTGCGTGCCTCAGCCGTTCCAGCGACAGCAGATTTTCCAACCTTGGCAGCACTGTCTGAAACTTCCTGCATTTTAGAGTTAAATTTGTCAGCCGGGGTTACGGCTTCTTCCGACGCTTCTCCAGCTTTAATCAATCCTGAAATTGTCGTATCAAGGGAAGCAACTAAAGCATCAAGGTCTTTTGAATACCCTCTGGCAGAACTACTAAATACCCCTACGATTTTAAGGATGTCTCTTGTCACTCCGACAAAAGCCTCAAACACAGCAATCAAGCCAATAGACAGGCCTTTAACTACGGGTAAGGTTGCTCTAGCTAGGCCAGCAAACACGGGGCCTGCTTGCTTTACAACGAAGATTAAATCTTTCAACCCTTGCTGCAATCCAGCGTCTTGAGCAAACGCTCCGCCTAGGTCTTTAAATGCATCGTCTGAAGCATTTTTTAACTTGTTTAAAGAACCTGCCAACCCCTCGCCGAGAACAGCGCCAAAGTTTTCATATTGAGAGTTAATCTTTTTAATAACTTCAAAGTTTTGCGCCTGTTCTTTTGTAAGGCTTCTGAACTCCGGACCTAAGTCTGCAAGCTTGCCGATAGTACCGTCAAGAGTTTGACCAAGCTGCTTTGTGGTTGTGTCTAGATCTTTTCCTGTAACAGCTGATAGGTTAGATGCTGCGGTAACAAGCTCTTTAGCTTGTTCATTTGTAATACCAAAAGACTTTGCAAGCTTTAGAGATGATACGACCGCGTCGTCATCTATTCCGGTCAGGTCTGACAATTGGTTGGCGTATTCTACCAGGCTATCCAGGCCCTGCTTACTAAACTCTCCTGTCGCAGCAATTGCAGCACCGAGCGCACGTACATTGTTTTCGGCAGCTACAGCTTCCTGGAATCCTTTTAAGACTGCCTGAAAGCTCAGGTACCCAGCAATTGCGCCTTTTAATTGTGCTCCTAGAGAGCCAAATCCCTCGTCAAAAGACTTTTTAATTCTTTTGTTATCCTGTTCAGCCTTCTGGACAACTTTTGCAGATTCTTTGCCAAATAGATCAAGCGCAGCTACCGAGTCCTTGGCGTCTAGGTCTACGACTAACGTAACTTTATCGTCTGCCATGTTTTGCACCCGCTTTAGCTTGTAGTGAATCTATTTCACTATCTATTGTAACAAAGATCTCCGCCTTTAACGCAGATAGCTCGCTCAAACTTGACGTGTAACCAAGCTTGGCGAGCCGCTTCCTAGAAAAATACTCGGCAACATACCCGGCGCCCGCCGTCTCAATGTGAATCCCTTTCATCGAGGCACGGACTTGGGACCGAATCGCGGCCTCTAGTCCTTTCCCAGTTTAAATCCTGAGATCAATTTAAATGCAACCTCTGACAACACGGGAGCCATCTCGTCGAGATAAGTCATCTCTTCAAAGGATGTGACCTCTTCTCCTGTGGCCTTGTGCTTTAGCTTTACTTCGACGTAGTTGTCTTTACTAGCAGCCACGGCCTTACGGACAAACTGCATGTTAGAAACCTTGGAAGTATCCACTCCATCTTCACTTACGCCGATGTTTACAGACTCAAGAAGATCAAACTTCTCGTCGTACTTGTAAGGCCTGAGCACTACATAGCCTTCCCATTCAGTCGTTTCACCGACACAGATAGAAGGCACAAATTTAAACGTTTTCATTAGTTCATTCCCATGTAAATCTCGCCTTCACCGCTGTTATTCACGAACGCTGTAAGACCGATTGTTGCAATGACGAGACCATCCGCGTCACCTGTTTCAAAGCTTGTGATGGTGCAAGTAGGAGAATATAGACCTACGACGCTGCCAGGAATCCAGTTACCACCGGTTTTTCTACCAGCAGTGTATTGAAATTGAATCTCAGTGCCGTTTCTTAGGCGGTCCACAAGGCGAGCATCATACTGATTAAGTACGCCTGTGACTGTCATCTCAACAGTTCTGTTGGTGATGATTGATCCGTCTTTACCAGATGTAGAGCAGACAGAAAGAATGTCGGCCTTTGGAGTACCGAGGGTCAAAGATACAGAGCTTGCTTTGAAGCATGCGTACTCGGCAGCAAGGCCAACCATGACTTCGTTGTCTTTGGCAACAAGTGGGTCACTGTCGTCAAAAGTAGGGCTCTGTGGGCTCGAGAAGTCTTGAGCAACGTCTGCTACGTAGGTTAGAGCCCCTGTGTCGTCAGCAGTAAATCCAAGAGTCGCGCCGATGGAATCGGTACCAGTCAACCAGTCGATTGCAAGTGTGCCGGATGCTTTTGTGACAGAAAACTTTCCTGTATCGTTGTCATAAGTACATGTGACAGCGGCGGCTGTAAGAGCAGTTGTTACTGCTGAAGCTAGTTCTTGAGGAGTCTCGTAAGTCTTAAGAGGGACTGTAACGGTAACGTCACCGCCACCGATGTCATAGGTGATGCTGTTTGCACCGGTTACAACTT